GCGATGTACGGAGTGTCGTTGGTTCCAAGCGGGTGCGGGTTTGTGGTTGAGAGGGTTCCACCGTACTGCGATTGCCCGTTGAGGGTTTCAAACACCGGAGCCGTTGAAGATCCTCGCAAAAGAGAAGCGATTGAGGTTCGCGCCAGTCCATTGTCGCTTGCGGTAGCGATTCCGTAGTTTGATGGAACCGCTGCCGAGTTGTCGCTGTAGTGGTTGAAAATGTTGGCTGCACCTCCGCCTGTGGCTGCGGCAAGTCGCCACGCGCCAACAGCGCACCAATAGCCGTAAGTGTTGGGAGAGACCGCGCTTGTCATCGCGGCGGTGCTTGGGTTGTAGGTGTATTCCGATGGCGCATTCGGAATACGACCCGCGAAGATGAATCGAAGCGGGTTTGAACTAGCACCAACGACCTGAAGATTCGCGCTCGCAAAAACATCAGTAGCGGCGGCGACTGTGTAGTTCAGAACCGAGTACGGAATGAACCCACGCGCCCATCCGGGAACATCAAGCACGACGGAGTATTGTGCATCGGCCTCCGATCCCGTCAGAATCTCGTTGATTGTGTTCGGCTCTTCAATCGTCTTGGTGACATCCTTGTGGATCAGGTAGAGAGCAGATCCGTGGTTTGCGAGCGTTGCGAGGCGCGAAGTCTCGCCCGGAACGGTGGTTCCCTTGAAGGTGTGTGCGGGGAAACTGCTCATAATTATGGCTTCCTTTCGAGGCGGTCAATGCGGGCGAGAATTGCGTCGATGCGTGCGCCGAACTCTCGGTCGTTCGCGCTCAATGATCCGATGGTCTTGGCGAGGTCAGAGGTGATCGCGGCGAGTTCCGAGATTCGCACGCCTTGACCGTCGAGCATTGCGTCACGCCTGCCGATGGTCATAAACACCGCGGCGATGCTGCCGAGCAGGACAAGCGTTTGCACGCCCTGAAGCACCGTCTGAACCGATACCGCCTTGCCGAGATTCACTTCTGTGTTTTCGCTCATGTCTTGGCCTTGTGCGGGGATGGTATCGCCTTGCGCCGCCAGCCCAAAGAGAAAAGGACACGGGCTAGATCGTGCGCTGTTTCGGTCACGCATTCTTCCGAAAGTGAGGGCAGGCTGGCGTGAAGGGCTTCGTGAAGGCAGGTATCCAAAAGTTCGCGCTGCGGTAGGTTGCGGCGAATGCGGATCGTGGGATGTCGGCCCGGTGGGTGGTCGCAGTCGCCGAGCGCATCGCGTGACATTTCACGGGCTGGCACGAGTTTCACGCGCCAGCGTCGGCCCGCGATGGACACTCGCGCTTCATGTCGCACGCTGCACCTCGGCGGCGAGTCGGTAGTCGCGCTGCGTCCCGGCAATGTGCAACCGCATCCAAACCGCGCCCTTGGACTTGGGAGGGATGCCCTTCTCGACGGCCCACCCACCAAAACCATCGAAGTGTTCATCTTTGTAGGTTCCGATGCGAACTGCGATCTGTTCGTCAAGCACGACTTCGGCTTGTCCGTTGAATTGCCGCACACGCTCGCGGGCGAGCGGTACGACCCAATGGTGATGCGAGTGGCCCGTCACCACCATGTCCGCATCGGGATACAGGCTGGCGTGGCGGCGGGTGTCTAACACGCCATGCGTCATCATCGCGCCGCCTCCCGCGCCGTGGAAATACTTGAGTTTGAACGCGAACGATCCACCGTGCCGCGATACAAGCCGGAACAGCACCCACCCGCCGTAGCCGCCGGAGTAGACCGGGGCTGGCCCCGCCGCGCTCAATCCTGCACAAGTGCGTTCGGTGAGGTCAACCTCATGTTTTTTAGTGATCCCGGTCTCATGATTTCCGCGCCCCACAACCACGAATCGATCCTGCCACGGCGTGAAAAACTTGACCGCCTCGCGCACAATCGCGTCAAGGTAGTCGCCACATTGATACTCGGGCCTCATCGCCGAGCGATCGGCCCGGATATCCCAGCGACCGTTCATGCAGTCGTGAAAATCACCACACGAGATCACGCCGCCCTTGCGCTTCGTGATCTCATTCATGTGCCGCGCTTCCATGTCCTGATCGGTGTGCGCGTTGTCGTGATGGCGGTCGGAGTCAAGCAGTCCCCACCATTCAAACTCATGCGGTGTCTCGCACAGCATCGTGACGCGGTGAATGTTGCGGCCCAGTTTCTCGACTGTCCAACTGCTACCCGGCGTGATGCCCTCGCGCCAGTAGTGGCTCTTCAACTCCTCGCGGATTCGCTCTTTATCGCATCTACGCGCCATCGTTCACCTCGTATCGTTTGAGGTGGATTTCTACCCGTGGGTTCTGCGGGTCTATGAGAATGACGAGCGGGAGATGCGTGATCGCGTTGTCATCGCGGAGCAGGCCCGCGTCCACAATGCCGTCGAACGAAGCCTTCAGGCTGGCGAGGCAGTTGTCCCGGTCGCGCTTGCGGTCTTGCCGTGCGTACCAATGCACCTCGGCGGTGGCCTCCTTCCACCCGCCCTTGACATTCGCCTCGTACATGGCGACTTGTGTCGCGGCCCATGCCTCTACCCGCGCACGCTTGGTAGCCCGCGCCTTCACGCCCCAATGGCATCTCGCGTTAGGTGACAGCACCCGTTGGGGTAGTCCTATCGTCACGGTCAGGACATCGGGCATCAACGCATGATGCCACGCGGTCAGCACTCGGAGAATGGATTGCGCCATCCGTGGCGCGGGCTCCATCATGGTTCGTAAATGCTAGCCGCCGTCTTCGTCTTTGCGATAGCGTCGGCGCGGCATCGGCTCGACCAGCGCGAAGACCTGTGCGGCGAGTTTCAGCCCCTCGACGGCTTCGGTCAGGTCGAACTCGGTGGGGTAGTGCTTGAGGCAGGATCGGGCCTCGACCCGGATAGGCGCAGGGACTCCGGGCGTTCGCTTCGGATCGCACAACGCGCCGAGCAGATGCCGGGTCTTGCGGATGGCGTTGAATCGTTCTCGGGGTAGTGTCATGGCGCAGCGATCCCTAGTCCCTTGTGCAAAGGCATCTTACCGCACCTCGGCGGGCTGTTGCGTCCACACAAGTTCAATAGCCGAAAGACATGGTACGGGGATCGCATACGCACCCGTGAACGGCCCGCTGGTGGCGACGCTGCCGGATTGAATGGTTGTCCCACTTGCAATACCCGTCACCCATACGGCTTGCGGATTATCGCGTTGAACGAGAGCATGGATGTACCAAGTGGTTGGTTTCAGTTCTGCGGGGCGAACAATCAAGTGATATTGGCGCGGGTCTGTTGACCCCCGCATTTTGCTGCCCTTGACATCAATCGTCCAGCCAGCGAAATCCGTTCCATCGTCCCCGACGGTTGGATTTTTGTCTGCTGCTTCCCGCTGCTCGCGCCACGGGTCAAAGGAATCGAACAGCAATTCGCTAACGGCTGCGTGACATAGTTGCCCGGTCAGTTGATCTTCGTGCAGTTTCAGTATGCGGTCTTGGGTCGCTCGGATATGTGACCTGCCGCCAATCATTGCGTTTTGGGCATAAGTGTTTGCCTGTTGATACACGAAGTCTGGCAGTTCAATAAGTGTTGGCCGTGCCTTCTTACGCAGCGGTCGCACGCTATCGCCTGTCCTTCGCTTCGTCGCCTTCGCACTTGTTCAACGCTGCCCGCAGACGCTTGATCTCTGCCGCCGCCTCTAGGGCGATGCCGTAGCCGTACGCCTGCCACAGCGATTCCAGCCGTTCCACGAGTTCGCGTTCGCTCATTGCTTCTCCGCAAGGAGGCGAGCAAATGTTTCAGCGTTTGCCACTAGCAATCGCCTCGACTCGTCGCGCTCGCGGGTCAGGCGTTCGATTTCATCCTGCATTCCCGCAGCGATCAGGTTCGCCTCGGTCAACCTAGTTCGCATATCGGCGTAGTCGCGGTGCAGATGCCGAATGGAGCGTTCCATCGCTTCGATCTCATCCATCATCGTGCTGATCGCAATCGCGGCCTCGGCTCGCTGCTGGTTGCCCATGTCACCCATGCCGTCCCACGGGATACGCAGGCGTTCTACGAGTCTCTGCCGTAGTTCCCACCGGAATGCGTGCTTGCTCGCTGGATCGTCGCTCATGGTGTCTCCTGTGTAGTTGTCTCGGTCTTTGCGTCTGAAGTCTGCGCATTCTGCACAAGCGTTTCTAGTGCAGCGTGGACTGCGCCCACCTGATACACGCTCCATTCCGATACATCGCCCGGTAGCGGCGTGCCGTCGAGCAGCCGAAACTTCCGGCACTTGGCTACTGCCCGTGCGATCTCTTGACGAGGCGCGAGCAGGAGCGTGTTCCGCATCTGCTTCGCCTCTCGTTCGACCTCCTCGGGATTGATGCCATCCGACCATGCGCGGGCATGAATCGCGGCCTTGCGCTGGTTGCGCTTGATCTCTCCGACGATCTCCTCGGCGGTGCAATGCGTCCGTGCGAGGTTGGCGCGGAGGGTCTTGCAGGCTTGCACGATGTCCTCATGGGTCTGCTCGGCAAGCACCTTCCCGGCCTCGGCGTGTCGCTTCGATTCGGGCTTGGCCCATGAGGAGCCGGGGAAGTATTCGATGATGCTGGCGGCGGTTTCGGCTCTCATCGTGTCTCCTCCGGCATGGGATCAAGGTATCGACCCTGCCCGAGCCAAGTGGCCGGGTGCGGGATGAACTTTGCCTCGGTCGTGCGGTACTGCTTCGCCATCGCGTCGATCCGCTCGCGCATGACCTCCACGGCATCGTCCAGCCCGTCGAGTTCCCATTCCTCGGCGTAGTCGCGGATGGCCCGCTCCAGCAGGGCTAGGGCCTTGGCCTTGCCGACCTTGCGCGGGAACAGGCTCCACAGCCGCTCCAGCGCACTCGGCGGCATCGGCTTGCGTTTCGTCCGTATCTGATCCGTTTCAGATTGAAATGAAACAGGCTCGACGGCGGAGCCGTTGAGCGTATCACTTTCACTTCGCTCCGCGCTCCCGCCTTCCGATCCAGTTCCCGATCCCGATCCCGATCCAGATGGCATGCCGCACGACTGCGTGACGGATGCGTCAGGCATGCGTGACGCATGCGTTGGCAATGCGTCAGCATTGCGTCCGTATCTCGCCGCTGCTGCCGCACGCGCTGCCTCGCGTCTGCCCTTGGCGATCTCAAGCGACTTCTCACGATGCTCCGAGCATCGCTGGTTCCGTCGCAGCCCATCTTGGCATAACGGGATCTTGGGTTCGATCACGCTCCAATGCTCTGCCGTGCCGGGACTCAACCGATCCAGCATCTTCGGATCGGCTGGAAGATGTCCGGTGGTGTACTGCTCGCACAGGAGGATCAGATATGCCCACCTCGCGTCGGTAGGCCATCCTCGCGTAGTCCAGCAGAACCGTTCAAAGTAGAACGGCATGAAGGCCATCACGCCTTCGTTGCGGTCGGATTGTAAACTCATCGAAGCCTCTCTGCGGCCTATTTCGCCGCTATGGGGTTAGAAGCGGCTCGCCGTCCAATGGCGGGCCGCTTCGCTTTCCATCATCCCGGATTTTCCAGCGATTGCAAGCGTTCCGTACTGCGGTCAATCTGCGCCTTCACATCGTCCAACCACGCCTGCCTGTCCTTCGCGGTGCGGTAGAACCCGTGCGCGGCCTGCTGCATCGCCAGCGCGGTCGTGGCCGTGCAGCCGAGGAGTTTGGCGATGCCTGTAGCCGTCGCGCTCGTGTAGGTGTGCAGCGCATCGAACGCGAGTCTCCTAGCCGCCACCGCGTCCTTGCCGATGCCGCTGCCGACCTTGGGGAAATCGAATCCACGAGCCTTCAGCGCGGACTCGACGGCGGGGATGACGATACTGGGTGCGTACATCAAGAGACTTTCAGGTAGGGGGACTTCGGAACGAGTCGCGCAAAGTGCAGCGTTTCCCCGGCCTCTAGCGCGGCCCGGATCTTATCGGTGTTCGGGTGTACCTCCGTCACCACCTCGGTGTATTCGTCCGTTGGCTCACCGATCATCTCCAGCGCGGGCTTGCCGCCGGGTGTGGCGACGGTCACGCGCCAGCGCGAACATTCAAGTTTCTTGAACCCCTGCGCCTGCATGAGTTCAAGCACCTTGGCCTTCATCCACTCCGCTACCGACTCGTCGCGCCGCGCCCGCTGCTGGAGCCGCTTGGCTTCGGCCTTGCGGGCCTCGGCCCGGACTTCGATCTCGCGCACGAGCGAGAGAACATCATCAATCGCGGCGGGCAGGCTCTCGGCCTGCTTGGCGAGGATGTCGAAGTGGCCGTCCATCGCCTCGGTCAGTTCGCCCTCGCTGTCGAGCAGCATCGCCTCAAGTTCGCGTGCTGCTGCGCTGGCCTCGTACAGTTTCGTGATTGCGTTGGTCATGGTGTCTCCGTGAGGATGCGTGAATATGCGTGACGCTCCGTGAATATGCGTGACGCTCCGTGAAAGGGTGAATAGCCCCGGCGGACTTTCGTCAACGCCGGAGCCTTCCGGGGGTTCAGAACGGGATTTCGTCCTCGGCTGGCACGGTCTGCGCCGCCGCTGGCTGCTCGGATTCTACCGCGACTCGGATGCCGTAGAGCGTCCAGCCGTACTGACTTTCCTGAATGAACGCCTCGACGCGCTCGCCGCCCATCGCATCCTGCGCGGCCTGCATGACCGTCTGATCGAA